ATTCTGTTGACTGGGTTAAGAAACATGTTTTACGTATGTCTGAAGATCAAGTTGAAGATATACAAAAAGAAATAGATAAGGAAGATGACTATCAGGTTTCTTCTGCTCAACAGCAAGGGATCGCGCTGGGTACGCAACAAGTTGCAACCCAGCAAGAATTAGACAAAGCTGGGTACGGTCAAGAAGACCAAGCTCCAGCTAAAAAATAACTAGGAGATATGAATGAGTACTCGTAATTTGATCGACGCAATTGAAGCTGGTGAAGCATCTAATATCGAAGCATCTTTTAATGATATTATGGCCAATAAAGTTTCTGAAAGAATAGATTCTATGCGTGATGTTATGGCGCAAAATATGTTCACAGATCCAGAAATGAAAAGCGAAGAAGAATTAACTGATGAAGAACTGGCTGATGAAGAACTTGCTCTTGAAGGATATTCGTTAGAAGAACTCGAAGAATTTATGATGTCAGAAGAGTTTGAGCAACTTGATGAGTTGTCTAAAACAACTCTTGGTAACTATGTTAAAACAGCCAAAGGATCTCTAATTGGCGGTGCTCAAGTCATGGGTATGGGTAATAAAATGACTGGACAAAAGACTCAAGATAAAGCAGAAACACAAGTTCGAAAACGTGCTTCTGGTATCAACAAAGCAGTTGATCGTTTGACAAAATAATAAATGAAATCATTTTCAAACTTTAAAAAACAAGTCCTAGATCAAACGGGACTTGTTGAATCGTTTTCTTTTTATGGAAATGATGTAGAGATTACAACTGATTTAGAAGTATATGTTAATGGTTCATTAATTAATACCGTTAACACATTGGAAGAGGCAAGGGAATACGCTAAAACATATATTCAAGATACTAAACTGTTAGAGAATATTGATACGACAATCCCAGAAGAAAAAGTTGCACAGTTCATTAGACAATATCACAAGATCGAAAAGATTACAGATACACTTGTAGAATCATACATCGAACTTGCCTCTTCCAATATGTTTACAGTTGACCCAGTTGTTACTGCAATTAAAGAATCAAAAACTGCAGAGTTTACTGGCAAATTACAATATACATTAAATGATGGTTCCGTGGTTGCAATAGATGCATCTACGCAAGAAACGCTAAATAATCTATTGGCTAATAAAAATGAAATTGTTGAGTATATGCGCGAAAGCGAAAACAATTTCATTAGAATTATAAAAGAACTCGGAGAATAAGATGGCTGTCACTAAGACCGTACTTAAGAATACAAATAACGAAACAGTAGTAAAGGTTGCAGGTACCAGCGCAGCAGCTACTATTGATCTTCAAACAGATTGCTTGGCTACAACTCAAGCTCTCGACGGAGAAACCCAAACTGTAAATATTGTTGGCTTACAGTATACTGGTCTTGCGACATCAACAATTACTGTAGCAAGAAATTCAATCAATATTTTTACTATTGGCGCTGAGGGTGAAGGTGCTATCGATTTAGCAGCTGGCGCAGGGTTTGTTGATACAATATCAAACACTTATGATATCACGGTAACAATCGGTGGAGCAGAAGCGCAGTGTTATTTGGTATTACGTAAAATTGGTGGTTATGCTACTAAGGTTGAGAATTCTACTTATGGTGCTTATGACGATCCTACTAGAGTTGGCGCTTCGACTACTATGTCGGGTAGCCCAGATAAGGTGTAAAAATGGCAATGAAACTAATTAAAGAAGTTGTAGAACAAACCAATTGTGTCATCGAAGAAAAAGTTGGTGGCAAGAAGAATTATTTTATTGAAGGTATCTTTCTTCAATCTGAATTGGTGAATCGAAACAACCGCATGTATCAAGAACATGTAATGGACAAAGAAGTTGGTCGTTACTTAAAAGAATATGTGCAAATGAATCGCGCCTATGGAGAACTGGGTCATCCAGATTCGCCTTCAATTAATTTACATCTTGTTTCTCACTTGATCGTCGACCTTCGTAAAGAAGGTAAAAATTATGTAGGTAAAGCCAAAATTTTAGAAACTCCAATGGGAATGATCGCTCGTGGTCTTCTTGATGGTGGAGCAAATCTTGGTGTTTCAAGTAGAGCAATGGGATCGCTTAAGACTAATAACGAAGGCGTCCAAATTGTTCAAGATGATTTCATGTTGTCTACAGCGGCAGATATTGTTGCTGACCCATCCGCTCCTGATGCATTCGTAAGAGGTATCATGGAAGGAAAAGAATGGGCATTTGTTGATGGAAAGTTTGTGGAACAGAATATCGAAGAAGTTAAAACTTATATTAAGAAGGCTTCTTCAAAACAATTAGAGGAAGCAAAGATCCTTGCTTTCCAACGGTTTTTGATGAAAATCAAATAATTATAAATATTTTACATAGAACTATCCAGTTATAGGAGATAACGATGTCAATCGAACAAAAAATCGCTGAAATTTTAGCTGAGTCCAAAGCCCAGCAACAAAGCGCACTTAATGAAGAAGTCAAAGAAATGGGTGCTACACCAGATAACTCTGGTAAAGTAAAAGGTGGCGCAGCTGCTGGATCTGTTGATCCAACTCCTTCTATCACTACTGATGGTGTTACTACTATTGGTGGCGACGAAGAAAACAATGCAAAGAATGCTTCTCAGAAGCAGGATGCTGCTCAAGTAGCGAAAAAATCTAACAATGTTGCCAACGCTAAAGCGACTGCTCCAGAAGCGAGTCACCTATCTAGCGTTAAAGAAGACATTGATGCTTTGATGAACGGAGAAGAACTCTCAGAAGATTTCCGTGCTAAAGCAGAAACAATTTTTGAAGCTGCAGTTCTCAGCCGTGTTGCTGCTGAAGCTGTTCGCATCGAAGAAGCGTATGAATCAAAACTTCTAGAAGAAGTTGAGAGCATTAAAGAGGGTCTTGTTGAAAAAGTTGATGGATACCTCGACTACGTAGTCGAGCAGTGGGTGCAAGAGAATGAGTTAGCCCTTGAATCTGGTATGAAGTCTGAAATTATGGAGTCTTTTATTGAAGGTATGAAATCTTTATTTGCTGAGCACTATATTGATGTTCCTGAGGAAAAATTCGATATACTAGGTGATCTGCAAGAGAAGGTTGAATTCCTCGAAACTAAACTCGATGAACAAGTTGCTAATAATGTTAAAATGAACAAAGAAGTAAACGAGCAGAAGCGTATTGTTTCTATCGAAGAAATTGCTCATGGTTTAACAGATACTGATTCTGAGAAATTCAAAGCGTTAGCTGAAGAGTTAGCATATGAAGATCAAGAATCTTTCGCAACTAAGTTACAGACTATTCGTGAAAATTATTTTGTAGGTAAAAAGCAAATCACTGAAGTTACTTCAGTTGTTAGCGACACTCCTATTGAAACTCTAACCGAAACGGCACCGATTGATCCTTCTGTTAAGAAGTATCTTGCTGCACTCGACAATCTTAAATAAATTAAAAGGAATTAAAAATGTCTAATCTAGACCGTACAGCCTTATTGAAAAAATGGGCACCAATCCTTGAGCATGCAAATTTGCCAGCTATTAAGGATCAATATAAAAAAGAAGTGACTGCTGTTCTTTTGGAAAACCAAGAACGTGAATCAGCAAAATCACAAGAAGTCTTGTTTGAAACTCACGCTAACGCCATTGGCGCTGGTGCTGACACTGGCGGTGTTGCTAAGTTTGATCCAGTTTTGATCAGCTTGGTTCGCCGTGCTGCTCCACAAATGATCGCTTATGACATCTGCGGTGTTCAGCCAATGACTCAACCAACTGGCTTGATTTTCGCAATGAAGTCACGTTACGCAACTCAAGGTGGTACTGAAGCATTGTTCAACGAAGCAGATACTGACTTCGCTGGCGCAGCTTCACCTGCTCATGCTGGCGCAAACCCAGTATCTGGCACTTACACTACTGGTGGTGGTCAAACTACTACTTCTGCTGAATCTGGCGATCGTTTCAACGAAATGGCTTTCTCAATCGAAAAGACTAGCGTAACTGCTAAGACTCGTCAATTGAAAGCAGAATACACTGTTGAATTGGCACAAGACTTGAAATCAGTTCATGGTCTTGACGCTGAAGGCGAATTGTCAAACATTCTTTCAACAGAAATTTTGGCTGAAATCAACCGTGAAGTTCTCCGTACAGTTTACACTACTGCTAAAGCTGGCGCTCAAGTTGGTACTACTACTGCTGGTACTTTTGACTTGGACACTGACTCTAATGGTCGTTGGTCTGTTGAGAAATTCAAAGGTCTCTTGTTCCAAATCGAACGTGATGCTAACGCTATTGCTCAGCAAACTCGTCGTGGAAAAGGTAACTTTATCATCTGTTCATCAGACGTAGCTTCTGCTTTGGCAATGGCTGGCGTTCTTGACTATGCTCCTGCATTGTCAACTAACTTGAATGTTGATGAAGCGTCATCTACTTTCGCTGGTATTTTGAATGGTCGTTATAAAGTTTATGTTGATCCATTCTCAGCTAACCAGTCAGCTACTCAGTTCTTCACTGTTGGCTACAAAGGTACTTCTGCGTTTGATGCTGGTTTGTTCTATTGCCCATACGTTCCACTTCAGTTGGTTCGTGCTGTAGATCCTACTACATTCCAACCAAAGATTGGCTTCAAGACTCGTTATGGTATGGTTGCTAACCCATTCGTTTCATTGGATGGTACTGGTGGCTTGACTGCTAACGAAAACTACTACTACCGTCGTGTAGCAGTTACCAACTTGATGTAATCTTAAAACGGCTTCATTATGAAAGCCGACGTTAAGAAACGGTAATTGAAACAGGGATCTTCGGATCCCTGTTTTTTTATATAAATAAGGTTATGGCTAATATACTTACTTGTCCCGTTCCAGAAAACACTAATCCATTATCACCTAATGGGTTTAGATTCACTATCGAAAAACTTCCTGAGGTGGAATATTTCTGTCAAGAAATAAACATTCCTGGAATTACTCTTGGTGAACCTATTTTCGCCACACCATTTCGCTCTATTCCAGTTCCAGGCGATATGCTTACATATGATACTTTAAATTTAAAGTTTCTAGTGAGCGCAGATATGGAAAATTATATTTCAATATACAATTGGATTGTTGCATTGGGATTTCCAGAATCATATGAGCAATATGTAAATTACATTAGTACGTCTCAACTTGGATCACTTGGCGAACTTGCAAAAAACTAT